GTGCCGCCAGTAGTGCTTGTTCTATTTGAAGCTATTACAAATTTTTCCGTATTGCCGCCGTTAGCATCACTATCAACGTTTAAAAATAATGATGCTGGTGCGTTTATTATTCCATTGTGACTACCGTTATCATCGAGATAAATAGTTCCATTTGAAACTTTAAAATTTCCGGCAGAGTCAAATCTACCTACTTCTGTGCCGTTAGTAAAGAACACCATAGGGCTGTTTTCATAGTTTACTAAAACAGCTTCTGCGGGGTTGCTTCCATTAATTCCTATTTCAAAACCGTCGGAAGCACCCTCACCAGTTGTCCCATTGCTAAACTTAGCTCTTACGTTTTGTTCTGTTCCAGAGTTATTAAGATGTAAGATGCGATCTGGCGAAGTCGTACCAATACCTACATTGCCGCCGTTGTCGATGACCATTCTAGCGGCACTTGCAGTACCATCAAAGAAAGTTAGCTTACCTACATGACCACCAACGCCATCACCTATGCGATATGTCCTACCGCCATTAGTGTTTTGAAGGGTTATGTCGCTTTGGTTTGAAGCGTAATCTCCTGCAATGTGTATACCGCCAGTTGTAGGCGACGCAGTTCCAATACCAACCTTATTGTTAGCGCTATCTACATAGAGAGTATTGGTATCAACCGTCAGATCACCCTGTACTGTCAGATCTGTAGTATACGTAGTAGCTATATTAATTTCATCTGGTGGTACAATACTCTGTACAGGCAAGCCTAAGTGTACCACATAAACATTAGCCGTACCAACTGGCGGTGCTGACGTAAACGTAATAGTTGTACCACTACAGCTATATGCTACTGTTGGATCTTGAACAACATTTTCTACTACAACCCGCACGTCATTAGTCTTAGACGGCTGTGACATAGTAAAGGCAACAGTAGAACCGTCACCATTAAAGCTGTCTTTTACTGCTGTAGGGCTATACGCTTCAGCGGGTGCAGTGCCTAAATAGGCCATTATGTAATCTCCAGAACAGACATTACCGCATCAACAGATGACGCTGTATCTGACGTAACCTCTATGGTGTCCGTCGGTTTCATTACAACCTTTTGATCTCCACCTACCACTACAAGCGATCCGCCTACCGGTATTGGTGCAGACTTAATCATATATGTGCTATTTGTTCCGTCATTAAATACTACGTCCACAAGAACTTGCGAAGAAATCCTGTTAGAAAGCGACAAGCCAATTACTGTTGCAATACCTGATGCTGGACTGTAGCTTTCAATAGCTGTAGCACTTGTGCCTATTGATCGTTGTGTTTTTCTGTCAAAAGTATTTGCCATGTATTTATCCTAACGCAATGGCTAATGCCACTGCCGTTCCTGCTGGATCAACCTGCAAGTTTGTTTGTGCGCCAGATACAGTACTAGCTCCAGTACCACCGTCGGCTATGGCTAAATCTGTTATGCCTGATATTGAACCGCCTGTAATAGCTACGTCAGAGGTTACGTCTTCTGCCGCTGCAACAATAGATACATAAGCATTACCAGCTAACGTAATAGCTGATCCACTATTAGAACTTTCAGATACTGTTCTACTTAGTGTCGTGCCACTAGATGTATAAGTACCAGTACCAACTTCCCAATTAGTACCTTCCTCAATAAGATAACGCACCACATCACCGTCAGATACTCCGGCAGCAGCAAACGTCTGATACGTAGTTACTGCTGAACCTAAAGTAATAGTTCCGGTGCCTGTAGTGCTAGTAGTTACACGTACTCTGTTAGCTAGAACAGCCATTTATGTATCCTTACGCGATACGTATAATTGCATTAGAAGCGTCAGCAGTAGGAAACTCAACCGTCAAGTCGCCTGCAACCGCACTAACTGTTCCTCCAAAGTCAATAACACAAATTGCTTTGTTGCTTTGTGAAGTATTATAAATGATACAACCGTCTGCCGATAGTGTTACTGTTGAAAATACTTCGTCAGTAAAATCTACGATAGCAGTAGAACCGTCCAAACTAATTGTAGCACCATCAAGTGCCTGACCACCAGCAGTGTAACCTGTGCCAGAAGCTTCGTCACTATTGCCAGTTACGTCTGAATAGTTTGTGGTACTTGCCCCATACGTACCAGCCATTGAAGATTTAATCAAAGCTATTTTAAGTACGTCTGTGTCAAGATCGTGTGTACCGCCTAGTAGCTCTTGCTTAAAGCTGTTACACATTGCTGTAGTAATTGCCATATTCTCTACCTTATAAAAATAAAGGTAAGGGACTGAGTATTAAACCCAGTCCCCGCCCCATTAATAGTATCAAGCTTGATCGCGTGACACTTCTGCTGCGGCACCCGTCGCGTTATTAACGTCAACAACGATAGCCCACACTCGTGCGGTTACAGTTGCTGCTGGAGATGCACCAGCAGTACCCGTTACGTCAATAGTGTCTTCAGCAGCGACGATACCCTGTGTTTGAGTACCGAATGCGAAGTCACCTGCGGAACCACTGTCTACAGCAGTTGCTGCCATAAACGTGGTTGTTCCGTCTGTAACGGTTACGTCATAATCAGCCGAATCCATAGCGTCGATTAACTCAACGCCAGCAGCAAGAACAAGTGTTCCAGCCGCTACAGTTGGACCCGTAACTGTGCCAGTTGAAGTAGGAAGCTCAACTTCCTTTTCAACCATTACTGCTTTTGCAAGCAGGGAAGTAGAAATAGACATATCTTAGATCCTCCCTTATACGCCAGTTGCAGTTACATAACGTGCCGTAGCGATGCCTTCAGGACGAAGGATCTTACGACCGTATAGGTGCATACCACGAACAATGTCAGCAAAGCTGTCAGGATCACGATATGTTTCGGTTTTGTTGATCTGCTCTGCGGTAGCAACAGCAGAATCGTGTCCAGCGACAATCACGCCGTAGTTCGACGACTGAAGAGTCGAAGAAGACGCGGCAGGGCCAGAACCGATAATTGGCAAGTTGCTAGAAACGTGTACACGGAAACCGTGCAGATTGTTTACAGCAAGACCATTCTGAATGCCAGAACCACCGAAGTCAGAGTTGAAGAGTTTTGAATCTTCGTCCATTAGGACTTCCATGAATACTGGATCAATTACAAGCCAACGACCTTGCTTGTCAACTTGCTGTTGGTCAAGCAGACGGCTCATACGCGCAATAAGGCGAAGAGGAGTTACGTCAGTAGTAGGAAGTGAAGTTGCTCCGGGCAAACGCGGCTTAACAGGAATAGCTTCACCAGCTACTGCTGCACCACCGTCGTTTAGACCAAAGTCTGTAGCATCAAGCTTCATGCTTGCAAGAAGTTCGTCAGAACCAGCTGTAGTAACAGCTTTAGAACCGTTTACAGTGGTGTTGACTGTATCTGCATTAGAATGAATAGCTGACTGCGTAAAGCCACAAAGATAACCAAGAACATCTTGGTCAAACTGATCGGCAAGACGGAAAGCCGCGCGATCAGAAGCAAGTGACTGGAAGTTCACATGCGAATGAGCTTCTTCGATGTCGTCAACCTTGAATGCAAAGTAGTTAGCTTTGTCAATCGTGAGGCTGAAGTCTTCATCGTCGAGGTCTTGTGCAGTGATTTGAGTACCGCGAGAGTACTCTTTTACTGAGATTTCGGGTTCCTTGATAATTTTAACAGAGTCACCCATTTGTGCGATTTCACCAAAGTAATCTGAGTTGGTGATCGCTTCTACGACAGATGCCTTGCGGAAAGCAAGCTGCACCTGTTTGGAATAAATAACAGGACTAAAGTTACCGTTTGGTAGATTTCCATATCCTGCTGCTGCTGCGAATGCCATTGTAATTCTCCTTTCGACAGCAATCAGATGCTAACTTACAACTTCCTTTAGAGGCTAATTAAAATAGGTGCGTTTCAAATA